CTTTTTCCTTTAAGCCACGTAGTGACCAACGACGAACTTGCGATCGCCGAACCGCAACCGTAGGTCTTAAATTTGGCATCTGTAATTACTCCATCGTCAACTTGAATCTGCAATTGCAGAACATCTCCGCAGGCCGGGGCTCCAACTAGCCCTGTACCTACACGTGGATCATTTTTATCTAATTTTCCTACATTTCTTGGATTTTCATAATGATCCAAGACTTGACCTGAATAAGCCATGGTTCACTCCGTAAAATAATCTTTAAATTTGGGTTGAATATCCATTATAGATTCACCTCTGGTTTCATCTAATATTTTAGTATATTTTATAAATTTTGTAAATCTTTGTGGATCGTAATTATTTATTTTTAGTGTGGTAATCAAATTGTTAAGGCCGTCTAAGGTGCAACGTGGTGCATCTTTTAGGGTATTTTCTAATTTGGTAATCAGATCATTTCTTAATTCCAAGGGCAAATTTTCAACAAACAATTCTTCTTCATTATTGACTAAGAAAATACAATGACAATAATTGGGGTAATTTATTTTTAAGTATTCAACTAATTCAGCTATATCTAAAACATTGTACATGCTGGTAGTTGTTGAAAACATTACATTATGATTTTTAATCCGTTCAAGATTACTGATTACTGTATCCCAATTTGATCCATTTCTTATATAGTCGTTTAGTTTTCCAACGCCATCAATTGATACAACAAATAATAAATCCTCAAATTTATCTAACACTTCTCGAAACTCTGCTGATAGATGATTCAAACTTGTGTTTATTAAAAGTTGTACCTTTGGGTTAATTTCTGCAAGTTGTTTAAGCAGAATTAAATTATATGGTTCTATTAAAGGCTCGCCGCCTGCTAGATATATTTTCTTAATATTTTTATCCAAATTAACTTCGTGATTAATTCTAGGATTCTCTACGTAAGGAAATCTATCTTGCCATTTATTAGATATTTTTTTGTTTTCAGCATTTATAGAACTACTGCTAAAAGGATTACACATTCTACATTTTAATGTGCAAGTGTTACTATATCTTAAATCGTAACTAAGTGGTATTATTGTTTGGTTGTCTAAAAATTTGTTTAAATTTTCTTGTAGAGCTAGAGCGAAGCTTCCTGAGGCCATCCATCCATTGGTTTCCCTTTTTCTTGGGCTTACTAAACCTAGAGCTTCTTGATTATAACAAAAAGAACATTCTTTTGGTTTTTCGCCAGCTAACATAGCATGACGTATTTGAAACATTTTTTGACTGTTAAAACTTTCCGTTGAGTTTTGATTTTCATTATCGGATTGAAGACAGTTATTGTAACAACAGATATTATGTCTGTTATTAAATTGTTTTTCTTGATGAACAAACGGTATCGAGCAAAATGTATTGCTCTCTTTGTAATTCTTTAAATCAAACATTAAGAACGTTTAGATAACGCTGACTTTGCCATTGAGTCAACAGTGCGTTCGGGTGCGGTTTGTGGTATTTCTTGGCCAATTTCTGGTGGTAAATCTGTGTCGTCTTGAAACGGTTGTAGGTACACATACTTTACACCACTTGAATCATCTTTAATATCTTTAATTAAATTTTTGATGTCTGGATTGCCTTTATAAGCGTCTAATAGATTTTCTAGATTAAACTGAGCTTCACCGGTACCCTGCACCAAGTTTATCAGGCTGTCTACTCTGATTCTTGGTTGTATGTGTGTGTCATGAGCTCGGTTGCGTAAGTATTCAAGCGTGGTTAGCAAATTAGCATCACCACGCCCGTCAGCTTCATCTTCAAGAACTTCGTCAACTATTTCGTTGAAATCTTCGACGATTACTTCGCGAATACGCATTAACGCTTCTCTCTACCTACTGTATTAGGACCAGCTGCGGCATCAGTGGCTGCAAAACTGTCGGTATCCATGTCACTAGTCATATCAGCAGGTGGCATTTCTCCTGGAAGACCACCAGGAGCTGCGCCAGGAGCTGCACCCATACCCATTGGGGCTGCAACTTGTTCACCGGCTAATGCACGAGCTGCATTATCTGCTGTGCCTCTGGCTGTGCTTAATTGCGCAGACATTTCTGCAAGCAATGGTTCAACTGATGCTTTAAACGCATCAGCTTGTTCCATGCCAATTTGATCACGAATTGTATCTAGCAGTGCAGGCATTTGTTCGTTTTGCATTTTGCTAACTTCTTCTAGCATGTCTTGGATACTGTCAACCATGTCCTTGGCAGCAAGAATAGCTTGGCTTTTGCCCATTTCGCTTTCCATGACAAGTTGTTGCTTGTTCTCTACCATCCAACGATGTAGGCCTTCACGTACCATTAATAATTCCATGTATTTTGGATTTTTTTCAGCTACGTGTACTCCGTGACTATGCTTGATTTTTTCAAGATTTTCAGTTAAACCCTGAGCTAGCACATAAGCTTTTGGAAAGTTCAAATTGTCATAATCAATCTTGACGCCAAAACGGCTTTCCATAACTTTGTTAATTTTTTTAGCGGAAGGCTTAACGCCCATTTCAGTTAATCTCATAGTGGTGTGTTCCCAAATTTTAAGTATTTAGCCGAAATTAAAGTTTTTTTCAAAATGTTATAAACAGATCGGCGCTGCATTCTAGCATCTGCACATCTATTTAATGCAGTTTCAATTTTAAATTCATTTTTGGTGTTTTTAATTGTATGTTCGTAAAAAACAATATCTCTGTCTAGCTTACCCAGCTGTCTATCCAACTCAAGCAACTCGGCAGCAGCAGCATAATTTTTCATTGATTTTAAGCAGTATAAAATTGCGTTGCCTTTAGATATAAAATCATGCAAGTGTTGACCGTCTTGTTTTTCCACAGTCCAGCAAGCAGCATGTTTTCCTTGTATTCTATATGGACCCACAAAAAACCCGTAGCTACCAACAGGTATAACTACGGGTTCATCTACATATTTTTTTAATTGTTTATCTGTCCATTCTTTTATGTATTTGGTGCTTACTGTTGCAAATAGTTCTTGTGCCTGGCTAAATTCCGATTTTTTGTTTGTAGTAGATTTTGCCATCTTCATTTTTTCTAAATAATACATCCTTGTTTACTAGGTGATTTGCTACTATTAATTGTCTAGGTGATAAATCTTCTCTAGCTATTTTTCTTCCGCCTTCAAATTGCCCTAATACATCAGCTTCTTCATTAGTAATTGGTAATCTTATTTTATTTACAAGTTCTACTATCTTCATAATTATTTTAGGATAAGTTGTACAATAACCATAATTAAGCCTGTGAGCATTGCTACGCCAAAGGCAGTGCCTACTGTAATCAACTGCCCGCTACTTTTACTTGTGGCCTCGGCTGCTGATTCTGATATTTTCGTGCGTATGATTATGATGTGTTCTTCCATCGTTGACATACGCTGTTCTAGCTTGTCTAATTTATCTTCCAATGCCTTGTATCTTTCGGCGCATAAATCCACGTGCGCTTCAAGGCTAGTTCTTTCACTTGCTGCCATCTTAATCTTCCATTAAAAATAGAGGGTTCTGTAGGATTGCCTAGATTGTGTGCCATGAAAAAGGTGCCTTAAAAGTGCCTGTGTTTAGACAGTATTTAAGTTAATTCTACCTTTTATAAAATATATGTTTTTTATTGAGCCATAAGGATAAAAAATTGGTAACATAAATCTAGCAGTTTCTTCTAACCCACAGATTATAGGAACTTTACTAAACGCTTCGTCTAGAGCACCAACAGAATCGTTGTCTTTTAAAAACACATCTTCATACTCTACGCCAAAACTAAAAACCCAACACCTTTGTTTGCCGTGATATATTTCCGGAAAAAGCGATGTGGAATCAACTTCAATATTTTCTACAATGTATGGACCATCAATGTGCTGCGGTTGAGCTTTGATGCCTATGCATTGCAAAACGGTTTCCCAGTTGCGCTGTTGATTCCGTTTTAGCTCATTGTCAGCTGAGTGTCTGATAACACCCGTAGCCGTAATATCAACTAATGTTACACCTGTGTAAAAGTACATATAGATATTTAGTGAATAAAAAAGGCAGAACTAGTCTGCCTTGTTTTTAACGTAAGTTAAGATTATGCTACAACAAAACTTGTACCGTTGGTAACAGTTGCACTACCTAAGTTAACTGAACCTTTTCTGGTACCAATTGCCTGTAGTGCTGTTTGCAACACGCTTGCATCGGGTGCATTAACGCCATCACACACCAAACTAATTGCACCCGTTGTTGCATGTGCAAAGTAAGCTAGTACAGGTGGGAAAGCCTGGATAATTGCTTCAAATGCTTCGTTCGCTGCATCATCTTCTGCCGATAAGTTGACGCCTGCAGCGACAATATAAAATACCACACTCTGGCCAACTTCGGTATATTGAATACCATTAAGTACACCAGTTAAACCTGCATAGTTGTAGCCTGCGCTACGATCAATTCCGATTGCCATTTTGTTTCTCCTAAAATTTTGCTTTCGCTGTAGATATTTATCCTGGTCATAAAAAAAGCAGCCTCGGCTGCTTTCTTTACTGATATCAAATCAATTAAGCAATCTTGATACCGCTTGTGGTTGTAACTGCTGCTAGTGCAGGGAACACGTTACCGTATGCACCAATGTTGGCACCAGCTGTACCATCGTGGCTTAGGGTACGGATTACTGTTTGTAGATCAGCTGCTGTCCATGCACTGCGCTCGGTGATAACGCTCAACTGTGCTGTTGAACCATTTGCGTCAACTTGGTATGCTAAAATTGTAGCATTTGAGCTGATTGTCTTTAATAGTGTATGAACTGCACCGTCTAGACCAGCACCGCTTGGGCCTTTTAGTTCGTTAGCTAGGTTAGCTGTGATACCTAGTGTGGTGATCTTGTAAGCCTGGATTGGGCTGTTGATACCGGTGTTGATGATAACTGCATTGGCGTTTTTACTTGTACCTTCGCCTACATTGGTAACAATTTGACTATCGCCGCTTACTCTTTGGACTCCAATTGCCATTTTATTTCTCCTTAATTAGTTGCGTTTACCGCATGCTAATATTTATACCAAAGCGGAAAAATTACAATCTTCCTTGTACATTTGCTGTAGAAAATACTCCGCGATTTACCAACTTGATAAACCCGCTGGGAGTATTGATTACAAATCCCTCACCTTTTGGTATGTAAGTGTTATTGGCCTTATTATAAACATACTGTTCAACACTTTGTACCTGTGGTTCTAGCTGATCTAAAACGGCTAATTTTAATGCATAAATTGCTACATATACAACATCCATGGCCTCCATAATGGAACGATTTTCTTCCGCTGCAAGAATCGCATATTGTGGTTTTGTAATGTTATTTGCTAGCCAATTAGCATCTACTGCTTGACCGGTGTATTTTTTATTATAATATGTTTGCAGTTTAGCTACGGTGGATTGAGTAAGGCTAGCCAAAAAGGCATCACCATTTAGTCCAGCAAATGCTTTTACCGCTGCTTTGGCTGCTTTTACTTGTTGCACAGGCTCTTTAAGTTTGAAGTTAGCACCCATAGTTCCTGTAAACACGGTTATATATTGATTAGACTTGGATAATCCACCTAGTCCTTGCAAGGAAGTTTTACCA